GGCTACAATGGATATAATAGGTACACCCTTCATTTTTCCATCAAAAATACTATGAATGTGATCGTAATGTTCTCTCATCATCGTGCCAATAACGTACTTATTAAATCGTATTGGACTAAACTTAGTTAACCAAGGAGGGCTTGTTTTTTCGCCTGGAGTATAATATTTATTCTGATAGGCTTCTAACGCTTTAATCAAGTGAGGAGTTATTTTATTCTGTTGTTCTTGCGTACAAGACATAACATCTAATTCTTTTGTGGGCTCCGATTCAAAGGTTCCTGCTGCGTAATTATTCCACGTATGTTTTTTCCACTGTTTTTTATTACATTCATCAATCAACTCTTCACATAACTCTTTCGGTATGACATTGGTTACAAATATATAATCATCAACCTTGTTCATAAATATCCTTTAAATTTAAATGTGTTAAAGATTCTTTACTTCCCAGTTCATCGATGGAAAAAGTATTAAACGACATACTATATCGTGTCTCATTGCCTTTATTAAAAGGCACGGAATGTCTTAAACTCGAGGGGAATAATACCAGTTCACCATCCACCATCGGTAACATAAAAGTTTCTGCATTCAATTGATTAAATTTTTCAGGGTTGAGTTTAAAAGACTCTTGTATAGATTTACTAAATTGAATGGGAGGCAGTGTTTTAGATTGTCTAAAATAAAATACGCCGCTGATAATACTATTCGGGTGTACATGTTCGTGATGTTTGCTTCCCGGTGGATTGCGATTCGTCCAGCATTGAGTCACTACGAGTCTTTGATTGGTCATCAAAATTTTCTTAGTATATTTATTTAAGCTTTCTTTAAAAAAATTATCAATCTTGGATAGCTCTTTGTGCTTCAATAAATAGGTATCATCCGATTTAAAATTGCCATTTTCCTTTTGTTCAATGTATCTTAGATTTTGAATGAATTTGAATTCTTCTTCAAAAGAATTTTCATACTTTGTAATCAAAGCCGGAGTCGGGAAAAGCTGCAGTAGTTCGTCTTTCTCTTTCATTAGTGTATTATTATCCTATATTTAGAATAAAGTCAATTTGATCTAAACCAAGTTATTGAACGCCTCCATGACTTCCGCTCGCTGCTGCTTGTCCCGCATTCGCATAATTCAAATCACCAAAATCTGTTCCGTTACCTATAGTTGCAAGGGTAAGATATTCTATATGGTTTGAAGCAGATGGATCACTTCCGCCACAAACTACTCCTCGAATATTATTAGAAGTCGAACCAGGATCATTACGGATTATTTTTAAATCTCCAAAATCAGCGGCGTCTCCCGTAGAAGCAATAGTGATATAATCGATTACATCTAGGGCATTACTACCATCATGTCCACTTGGAAAAATTCCACGAGTATCGGACCCTGTAGCAGACAAACCCCTCCGAGTAACTGATAAATCTCCAAAATCCGTTGAATTACCTGTTGATCCAATGGTTATATATTCTATAACATTAACATTGTTAGGAGGAGCATAACCACCTCCCTGAACAGCTCGAGTTGGACTTGCTGTGGCACCCATACAACCTCTTTTATTTGAAAGTAAATTTCCAAAATCTGTAGCATTTCCTGTTGTTGCTATCGTGATATAATCCATTTCGTCTGTTCCAGCGCCGCTGCTTCCATCCCATCCACCAAACCAAATTCCGCGAGTAGAGTTCGCACCTCCACCTGTTTCTCGTTTTGCCTGTTGTAAATTCCCAAAATCTGTAGCATTACCTTCTGTTGCAATGGTCGCATAATCAATAACATCTGATACTGAAGGAGTCATACCACCACCAAAACAGGCTCTTGTTGTAGATGCAAGACCACCAAAAAGTCCTCTTGCTACTGATAAATCTCCAAAGTCTGCAGCGTTGTCTCCTGATGATGAAATATTAAAATAACACATAGTATTTATAGCACTATCTGATCCACCGACCACAAGAGCTCTTGTACTTCCTGGAACAAGTAATAAGTAAGGATCATGAGCAGATGCTCGTGGTATTAAATCAAAATCAAGACCTCCGTGTGCATTTGAACCTGCGAAATGTCCTGCTTTTTTTACAGTTAAATCTCCAAAATCAGCTGCATCTCCTGTTGAAGCAATCGTCACATAATCCATGTTAACAGTAGTAGGTGTATAAGCGGGAGCAGGTCCTGAAGCTCCTCCGCCACGTACCATTCGTGTCGCATTTGAAACACATTCTGCTTCTAATGCAGCCGTTGCTGAATCTCCGAAGTCTGTTGCATTTCCTGTTGACGCAATCGTCACATAATCCATTACATCATAAGAAGGATTTCCTGGATGATTTCCACCTGTCCAAATACCTCTCGTAACATTAGAACCACCCCAAAGGTAAGTTCTTGCCACGGTTAAATCTCCGAAGTCTGTTACATTTCCTGTAGTTGCAATGGTAACATATTCTATTACATTTACATGAGTATCACCTGGTGATGGATTATATCCTCCAGCCCAAATTCCCCGAGTTGTATTATTAACACCAGATGAAGCATTGGTTTTAGCAGCTGATAAATCTCCAAAATCGGTTGCATTACCAATGGTTGCCATCGTCACATATTCCATGATGTTAACCGTTCCAACAGGAGAAGGAGAATTGCCTCCTCCCCAAATACCTCGTGTATTGCTTGCGGCACCCTGTTCCATATAACCTCGAGATGCACTTAAATTTCCAAAGTCTGCATAGTTTCCTGTATGGGCAAATTCAGCATAATCAATAACATCGGAAGAAGGACTATGACCACCTGCAGCTAAAGATCGACGATGAGAAGAGACCCCACCTGTTGCATATCTTGCTAAAGAAACATCTCCAAAATCGGCAGCATTTCCTAGTGTTGAAATAGTAAAATAATCGACATTGGATTTTGCCACAGGCTCTGTAAAACCTGCTCCAAAAAGTCCTCGATCTCCACGAGATTCTGTATTCATTTTTTCTTTATAACGACCTTTGATGTCCCAAACGTAAGTTGCCATTATTGAACACCTCCATGATTTCCGCTAGTTGCGGTATTCGTTTCATAAAGTGTGTGTAGATCACCAAAGTCATTTGTGTTCCCTAAAGTTGCAATGGTAATATATTCTATATGGTTTGTCTGACTAGGATCTGCTCCTCCAAAAAACATTCCTCGAACATTATTAGAAGTAGCACCATTAGCAGAACGCTTTACCTTTAAATCTCCAAAAGAAGCAGCGTCTCCCGTGGAAGCGATAGTGATATAATCGATTGTTGTTATAGCTCCAGGAGCTTTATATCCTCCTGCCCATATGCCTCGAGTACTGGATCCTGTAGCAGAACTATCCCATCGAGTATCTGTTAAATCTCCAAAATCCGTGACATTACCTGTTGATCCAATAGTTACATATTCCAGAATATTAACTCCAACGTCACTATTTCCAGGAATCCATCCTCCACCTGTAACACCTCGAGTTGGACTTGACGTAGCTGCCAGTACATCTCTTCTACCCGCACTTAAATTTCCAAAATCTGAAGCATTACCGGTTGAGCCAATAGTAACATAATCTATTTCATCAGTTCCATCATAAGGGCTACCTCCACCTTTAAATCCGCCAAACCAAATGCCACGAGTTGCATTCGAAGTTGAACCTGTTTCTTGTTTTGCAGCCTGTAAATTTCCAAAATCTGCGGCATCGCCAACTGTTGCAATCGTTACATAATCAATAACATCTGTGAAAGATGGAGTTGCACCTCCACCAAAACATGCTCGTGTTGTAGACGCACATGCATTTGCATGTCGTCTAGACACACTTAAATTTCCAAAGTCTGCAGAGTTATCTCCTTTTGTTGAAATGTTAATATACTCAATAAAATTAACCTCTGAGTCACTTGGACCTGTAGATCCAGAGCCCAGAAGTGCTCGAGTTGGTGCTCCAACAACGGGAATTCTCGTTCCTTGATACCCGTCATTGAGACCTCCGTGAGAGTTTGAAACTGCTGCATGTCCATTAGAACCTGTTGTTAAGTCTCCAAAATCTGTA